ATGAAAAAGACACTGCTTTCTCTTTTACTTCTCACCTGTGCCAGCAGTGCGCTGGCCGCGCCGCAGGTCATCACCGTCAGCCGGTTTGAAGTGGGCAAGGACAACTGGGCATTTAATCGTGAAGAGGTCATGCTCACCTGCCGTCCCGGTAAGGCGCTGTATGTCATCAATCCCAGTACGCTCGTGCAGTATCCGTTAAATGACGTAGCGGAGCAGCAGGTGGCCAGCGGGAAAAGTAACGGACAGCCTGTCAGCGTGATCCAGGTGGATGACCCGGCAAACCCCGGGCAGAAGAAAAGTCTGGCACCGTTTATTGAGCGCGCTGAAAAGCTCTGCTAGCCGTCAGGTTTCCAGTAAAAAAAAACCGCAGGTGCTTGTAAAAGCTCTGCGGTTTTTCACATTTAGTGATGTTCTGACGCTTTTTTTCAGACCACTTTTACTGTGGACTGGAAAACCTGACGTCGTCATCTATTCTTAAAGGGCAAGGCGATTGAGCCTGCATTAATGCCAACTTTTAGCGCACGGCTCTCTCCCAAGAGCCATTTCCCTGGACCGAATACAGGAATCGTATTCGGTCTCTTTTTATCTATTTGTTTCTCAAGGGTTTTTTCGGTCTCAACACGAAATCCCCCGAAAATTACTCGAATATTCCATATCCTGTCTAAACCATAACATACTCTGCACCGCGTGCGTCCAGGTATTTTTTGGTCATTGTTAAATTTTTGTGGCCGAGTAAACGCTGAGCAAATTCTTCTCCGCGCTCCTTTTCGTAGAGCCTACTCGCCAGGCTCCTGATCTCATGGAAAGGAGGTGGGTTAGGTCCGAATTTTAACCCGGTCGAATCCCTTATCTCTGCAAAGGCCTGGGTGAGTCCGTCAGGAGTCAGCGGCCCCGGCTTTCTTCCCCCGCGGCGGACAGGAGAGTAAAGCATGAAGTCGGAAGGGTTGTTAACCCGGCATCGATCAATGACATCCTGCAACACAAGCCCAGCGACGTCTAGCCTCAAATCAAGGGGAAGCGCCAGTTTGTGACCTGTTTTCTCCTGCGTAACGAAAAGCCTCCCGTCTTTAATGTCACTGAACCTGAACAGTGAAATATCCTCACGACGCTGGCCGGTGACTAGTGCCAGATCGCATGCGTTAGGCGCCCAGTCAGAATGAGTTAACGCGGCCTGGCGGATGACGGTAAATTGTTCGAGCAACAGGCGCTCTCGCTTAACTTTCGGTGTCGGCGTTCGCGTCGGCTCGGCCGGGTTCCTGTCGACATGTCCTTCTACGATCGCCTCCCTGAATATGTCCATCAGAACAGACCGCAGCCCGGAAGCCATGCTCTTTTTATCGCAGAGAATGTACGCTTCAAGAAATGAGGCGATGTCCTTTGTCGTAACAGAAGCGAGGGGAATATTGCCGAACTCTTCCTTAATAGTGGCGATCTGGTTTCGCCTGACCTTCATCGTGTTTGGTTTCAGCTCGCGCCGCTCGAGAATCACCTCGTAACGTTCCAGCCATGCGGCCACTGTGAAAGTGGGCACGTCTTTTATGCGATCCAGGAGAGAAGAGGGAAGGTAATTCTGATCGATGTAGTTATTGGCCTCAATGGCCTGGGCAACAGCGTCCTTGCGATCAATCCGGCCAAGAGAAATCTCCTGCCCGGTCACCGGATTGCGCCAGCTGTATAGTCTGTCTCTTTTACGATAGGTCAGGTTACGGGGCAGGTTAGCGTCGTAACGTACTGGCCTTTTCGCCATGAGTCAGTCTCTCCAGTAAGGTGCCGCCGGACGGCAGTTTGGTGTGTTTCGGTTTAGCGCGTAGGTTCTTCTTACGCGGATCCACGTAGATAGCGTCAGGCTGAACCTTATATTCCTTTCCGTGCAGTTCAGGCGCGGGATAAATTCGCCCCTCCCGCGTCCATCGACGCAGAGTAGAAAGGGAGGGTGGAGTCGTGTAGACCTCAGCAGCCCATTCCTGCAAGTTGAGAAGCTTAGCCATGAGAACTCCTTAGCCACCTGGCATTATATGCGAGGCTGCGTTGACGTGTTGATTAATCGAAATCAGGTAAAAAAAAGCCCGGCGTACCGGGCAAAAGGGATAACGGAGCAGTGCTTTCGCACCCAATAGCCAGCTCATAACTAGCTATAAGTTGCGTCAGTGGAAGCTAATGCAGCCATTGTTCGAGGCCATTTCCATAGCTGACTGCCAGTGCTTGTATTGCTCGAAGAAGCGGTCACCGATCTCTTCCGCCTTGTGATGGAAGGTTTTAAAATCAGCCAGTAATTTCGTCGCAACAGCTGTGCCAATAAATCCTTCGCAGTCACTGAAGTTGATCAATTCATAGAATGGGCCGCTATCGGAGTTGAGCACGCCACCAAAATGGCTAGCTTCTTTTCCATGTCCACTCTCATATTCGCCAACCGGGTAGCCAGCCATTTCTGCAAGCTCGTTACGCCACCAGTAATAGCCGCCATAACCTACGCCGTGACCTGTGCAGTCTTCATATGTGTAAACAGCCCCATCGACCAGCTCATCAGCACGACCCGGGAAGCTTGGATTTTTCCAAACGTGAAAGTAATACTCTTCTACTTCCTCTCCATTGCTGTTATTGACAGCCTCGCCAGCATCATTCAGATGGGCATCCAGGCGCTTTATGTTGCTGTATGCAGTAATGTCTAATCCCATAATCTCTCCTCATGCCGCGCGCTGGGCGCAGCGAGTTTTATCCAATAAAAAACCCCGCCAGGGCGAGGTTCGTTTCAGTACACTGTTTTCAGTTTAGCGGGGTAGGGTTGTACTTAAAGATGGCTTCTAATATTGTTTTATCTGAAGGCTCTTCACCATTTACTCCGATCAAAAAACCACCTTTTTCTGGATAAACAGTGCTAACCCGGAATGAAACCTGCTCTGAACGATGACTAACAATATTTGCGCCTGTAGGCGATGGTACTGGCATGCTGTTGAAGTAGTAGGATTCTTTCCCGGGTTCAACCTGTTTCTTTGTGCCTTCATGTCCGGCACCAAAAAGCATAATATCTTTCATCTTATGATCTCCTGAATACAGACTAACAAATATTAGGCTGACACCGTGAAGGACGTAAATACCGCTGTTTATTAAGGGAGCAAGGATGAGTTAGAACCCCCTCTGCTTATTCCTTAGTTCGATAACACCCTGGCACTCAGCGCAGGTCTGACAGCCGGGAACGGCAGCGCGCCGCGGCTCGGGAATTGGCTCGTCGCATTCTTCACAACGCTCAGCTGATATGGCGTTGTGGTTGAGTCGGTGAGCGGAAAGGGCAGCGTTACGCTGAAGCTCTTCAATCTCTGATGCTGTGTCGATGATGTCGGCCATGTTAAGCGCCCCAATTGATGCCAGCAGACACAAGCTGTCGGCAATGCCTAATGATTTGAGCGCGGTTGACGATGCCAAGCCGCCATGGAGAGTAGAAGGGGGTTCTATCGATTAGCGCTCCGCCAGAATACTCAGCATCATCCGCTCGACTCATTCCTTCCCAGTCGGTCGTTTGTAGGATGAGGGCATCGTGTAACAGGTAAAAAGCATCCCAGCTATTTGCCTCACCCCAGTAATCTACCTCGCAGACCTGCCATTCTTGATAATCCATCCCAGCGAAATAGCCTTCATCAAGCGTGAATGCCTCTGGAGGGTACTGCTTAGGCATGAGTGCAATCAGCAGACGCATCGCTTCAGTGCTGAATTTCTTCTCAATGCGAGCCTTACGGTTTGTGAATTTGTAGCGAGCCATATTCAATGCTCCCGGAACTGTCGGTTAATACGGTTGAAGGTGAACGCCAGCAATAAAAAAGGCCGCTTTAGCGACCTGGTGATTTGCGATTTCATGGCTGTATCCACCCTTTACCTTTGACGTGCTGAATAACGCCAAGCTTCCTGAGCGACTGGAGTCGGCGGTCAAGGATGCGGAAGACGTCCATTGGGTGCTTTCCTTCTGCTTCAGCAATGACGAGGCACTCCTGTCTGACGGAAGGGCTAAATAGTTCAGAAAACGAGGTAGGCTGAGCGCCGATAGCGCTTAACACTTCGCTATCCAGTTTCGCGTATTTGGTCACGATTCAACTCCGAAGCGGCGATTAAGCCGCCCTGTGTATACGACGAACTCCAGGAGGCTAACTCCAAGAGCTTCAATTTTCTTGTGATGCTTGTTGATGATGGGAGGTACCGTTTCGTTCCAGTTTGGCTTTGGCTTCTTGCGCATGGCCTGCTGGATTTCCTCGGTGCAGCGGCGGCAGGCTGCGCGGACGGCGTTGTCAGTTTCTGGCGTCATGCGGCCTCCGTTTTCACAACATCAATGGCGCAGCCAGGTAGCAATTCAACCGCGGCGGTGGCGCACTGATTTCCCCAGTGATGCCAGCCTGGCGCCGCGCTGCGACTAAACAGTTCAATCCGCGGCACATCCCCGTAAAGGAGCTCCAGCCGGTGGCGAACTTCCCACGGCTTTTCGCTGTGCGCGCCGAGCGGGCTGTATACCACCTGCTTAATCCCGGCATGCTTTCGCTCCAGCCCGGCGCCGCGGGTGGCAATTAGCAGATCTTCGGTATTGGCCCGGGTGTGGTTGCCGCCGTTCATCCGCGTCTCGGCATTCAGCAAATCTAGGAAGTCGTAAAAGTCAGTGATTTCACCCTCGGCCAGCGCCTTGTTGATGCGCAACTCGGCGTTCTGATTCATTTTCACCCAGGTGAAGCCCTTCATCGTGCGAACGGTAAAGCCCCAGGCCTCTGCCAGTTCGATAGCCTCCTGGTTATGCGTGCCGGTATACCACATCGCCAGCACCGAGTTTTCGGCAGCAAGTTCCCAAACCGGCAGGCGCTTGATGTCAATCAGCTTCATGGTGGAGTAGTGATCAGCGGCTGCGCCGTTGCTGATGGTGTTGCCGTAAGACCAAGGCGGATCTGCGTAGATAAGAGAGTATTTTCCGGTCATGGAATTACACCTCGAAAGCAAGTTGTGGCGTGAACCGATCGCGATCTGCGTCGTAATTCAGCGAACTTGCAGAGTTAAAGGCTTCAATGCGCTCAACCAGCACCGCAGCGCGTGTTTCTTTGCTTGCCGGCGCGTAGGCTGATTTATCCCACGCTTTGTCGATGCCGATGTTTCGCGCCACATTAGTACTGTCGGCTGACGACAGTGGGATGTGTCGGAATATATCGGCGTTCAGCATGCGCAGGCCGTGAAGCTTTGTTATCGGATACCCGTTTATGTCGACAACGTGACGGATGAGATCGCGTAACTTTGCCCGACATGAGCGCGGGCGCTTTGCGTCGTATTCACCCATGCTACCGATGCATACGCGCGGAAATTCCCGACACAGGCGGAAGAAACGTTCATCGGGCTCGTTCATGTGCCACACAGGAGCGCCGACTACTTTGCCGTGCGGCCACTCGGCGATTAACGCGTCGTTCTCTTCACTGGTCCCGCCGATCACGTCAGGGATAACTGCAAAAGCAAAGCGAGGGTGATTCATCCAACGACCTACAAACGCGTAGTAGTCATTCCAGTTAACAACGCGCTTTTTCGTCCAGAAGCTGAATGCGCCGTTATCCAGCGCGAAAGACTGGGTGACTTCGCTGGCCAGGGCTAATTGGCCGGGGTTGGCGAAGGAAATGAAGGCGTGTCTGCCTTTCCATGCCTTCAGCGCGCATGTGTCCGGCGTGATTGGTCCACCATGGAAATGTATAATTTTGGGTTCCTCCTTATCCGTGATTAGCAAAATCACCGTGATGCAATTCACGGCATTTGGAGATTTCAACTTGGGCGTCGTGAAGAGATGAGAAAAACCCAAGGAAAATAACCTTCTTATTTACGGTGACCCGGGCGGACCATTTTTTTCTTGCACTATTCCAACTGGCTCCTTTCACGCCGCTTTTATTGTCCGTTCTTATCTTCTTGTTTTGGCTATTTTGGGAAGGCGTGCACTCCCTTAAGTTGTCGATGCGGTTATCAAGTTTGTCGCCGTTGATGTGGTCAATTTCACCTTTTGGTTTAGCTCCGTGATATAACTCCCAGGCGACTACGTGCGCATATCTGCTTTTCCCACAAACTGACAACCTGAGATAACCACTGCTGTTATCGACCCAGCCAGCCTCTGATCCGGCCAGCACACCGCCACGACACTTAGTCCAGAAAATCTTTCCTGTAAGCGGTTCATACCGAAGGATTTGCGAAATCATGCCGCCTCCTGCCTTTCCCGATATTCCTCAGCGAGCCGCTGCGCTTTTAATGGATTGCTGACCACTTCACCCCATGGCATTAGCCAGCCGTTACCGATGAAGGGAAGGCACACAGTGCCAACGCTGATATCGTCGTGAGCGTGAGTCATAGGATGGACTCCATTTCGTCGATGTAGAGGCCCTGAGCAATCAGGCGGCGACGGCGGGCGGCACGTTCAATGCACTCCTGCCGTCTACCTTCCTGCGATTGCTCAATGGCGCGCCGGGTGAACAGCCGCGATTTACCCTGCGGTGTTACGACCTTTGGCTTACTGGCCAGGCTAAATGTCCGGTCGCAGATGCCGTCCTCGTTGAGCCATTTTTCAGACTCAACGATCTGAGCTATCTGTCCGGAGCCGCGGGTAATGCCGTTGGCGACCCGGTTAAACTCAATGAGCGTTACGCCAAACTTCTCAGCGATTTCGCTACCGGTGACCGGGCGGCCGCGCGTCTGAATCATCCAGATAACGCGCTCACGGAGGCCGGAGAATTGCCCGGTTCGACCGGGTCTGCGGTAGAAGGGTGTGCGTTTCATGCTGCACGCTCTGTGATTTTCTGAATTTCCGATTCCAGATCTGCAAGGAAGCTCTTAACCTCAGACTCGATTTCGCGCGCCAGCTCTTCATCGAAATGAATTCGCTTCTTGAAATAGGCGAGGTCAGGCGGCAGGCGATCATCGAAACTAACGAAATCACACCATTTCCGCCCTGTGCACATCATCTGTGCATGCATTTGCAGCATGTACTGGCGCTTTGGCTCGCCAGTTTTCAGCGTTTCAAGATGGGTCCAGGTGTTGGGGCATTTGATTTCGATAAGCCCGTCGTCGTTAACAAGTCCGTCCGGGCTGGCTGCGAATCCGGGTATGTTTGGGTGATCAATGAGTCCAACTTCAGTGATTTCTGCATCGAACTCATTCAGCGCGTACATTTCGCGCGCCACTGGCTCAAGTTCAGTGCCGCGCATCATCGCGGCATTCGAAAAACCTTCCTCCAGCTTCCCGGTAAGTCGTTGGCAAATCAGCTCGGCCATGTAGTTCTGGCGGCTGGTGGAGTAGCCCGACTTAGTCCGGGCCATGACATCAGCCAGGCGACTCGCGGTGACCTTGCCGCAGCGCGCAGCAAACCATTCAGGGGTGCGTTGCTCCATCATTCAGCCTCCGTCTCTGCGACATTGATAGGTTCGGCGTTGTCGACAGCGAGACTCATGTCGTACATGCGTCGCTTCTCAACTGCGCCGATCACCTGCTTCTCTTCAGCGCTCAGCGCCACCCAAAACTCCTGATACTTAACGGTTCCAAGGCGTGCGGCAGACTCACCTTTTGCGATCAGATCCGGGCGACGGCTATCTGATTCATGGCCCGCATGAACCTCTGCCGTTGTTCCTTCAATCACTCGCTCCGCCTCGTCCTGGTCGAAGATGCCAGCGAAACCAAAGGCCAGGCGCGCGCACTGGATAAGCGTCTTGTGGCGAAGCATGCGGGTAGGATGGGACTGCCAGGGTTGAGTGTTGCGCTTACACTCTCCCATGTACTCGGTGACGATGGTCGGGTGCTTACGGTCTTTGCGGTAAATCTTGCAGGTGCACGCGCCTTCCTCCTTGTCGTAAGAGAACTCCATGCCGTCAAACTGAGGATGCTCGTTGATAATGCGAGCCCATCCATCAACGCCGACGACCGGGACAATCCCGCCTTTATCTGGGAAGGCATAAATCTCTTTTGTCCATGGGTTCAGGCCGTACTGGTTGGCGACGATCAGCAGGGCTGTGAATTGCTCGTCCGTGACGTTGCCACCTTTGAACGCTGTATTCTTCAGCGTATTCATCAGGTCTGTACCGGCATCCATGCCGAGGCGTGCGGCCAGTTTCCCGGCCATGGTGGAAAGTGCAGTACTCATTGTTAAATCCCTCAAAAATTAAAACGGGCAGCCGGTACGGTGTTCCCAGTCGTATTCCGCCTGGGCGTAAGCAACTGCCGAAATGAAATCGTTGTAGGCCTCGCCAGCTTTATCGCTGCGAAGTCCTTCGTATGGACTGGAGTCAATCGGGACCGTGAAGTGGAAGAGGCCGGACGGTTCTTTTGGCATCATGTCGATGATTTGCTGCGCCCGGTCGTCGATCCACTTCTCTTTCTCGTCGTCGAGCTGCTGCTCAACCCAGCGCCGATCTTCGATTCGGTCGTAAGTGAGGTATGCGTTCATGGCTGAACTCCTGAAATTTGGATGTGCAGATCCCGCCCGCAGAAGCCAGGCCGATCGGTTGAATAGGGTAGTTAGTGCTGGATAGGGTTGCCGTGACCGTCCAGAAGGACGTCAATCACGCAGTCACTGAGGCGGATGATTTCTGCGTCGGTGTGCAGGTACACCCATTTGCGCTCCTGAATGACTGCTGAGACGCGATAGGTGCGGCCTTCATGCATAGCCATCATGCCGGGCGTGACGCACTGGCGAATGAGCGGGGTGGTGCCGTAGTGGTTGATCATACCTTCACCTCAACCTGTTCCAGGAGGCCAGCGATATGCATCTGCCAGCGGTTCAGCACCAGTTTTTCCCGCGGTGCCGATACCGACGTCAGCTGCCACTCGTTATCGTTGAGCTTTTTGGCGGTGTACTGCTTTCCGTTGTGGGTGACTGTCATGATGCCTCCCTGGCGCGGAGCATCTCGTCGGCCATTTCGTATGCCCAACCAGGAATAGCTCCCTGCGGCTCATGCGCTGATATCATTGCCTGCATAGCCTTAGCTGCGAAGTAGTCACGCAGCGTCATGCCCGGGCCAGAGTATTTGGAGTCGTAATTATCATCTCGGGTTGGAAACGCCTGTTCGTATTCTTTATTGCTCATAAATCCTCTTGGCCTTATCGCGGCGAACGGAACGGTTAATACAAGACTTCAACGCATTTATTCAGTGTTTCAATGGGCGGTGGATGGCCGCCGGTTGTCATAAATGGGCAGACTCGAAAATCTGCCTATGTATGGCCGATAAAAAACCCGCCGGAGCGGGTTAGCTTAGAAATTTGATATTCGATGCAGGGAAAGTTGCGACTTTCCCATCTTCTAGTTCAACGATGCCAACGGAATAGTTACCAGGCCCACTTTCGAACTCTTCATACTCAAGGCCCCACTCGTGGAACAGTCCAGTAAATGTGTCTGTAACTTTTTTGCGTTCGCCACCATTCCATTCGAACCGATCAATTGTGCACTCAACCTTTCTCATTGCCTTACCCTCTGTCGTTACCCGCGGACGGGCGTAAAAAAGGCCGCCTAAGCGACCTCTGGTTAATTCGATACAACAACTCCCTGATACCATTTCTGGAAAATTACCTTCCTAACCTTTATGGTTCCCAATCGGTAATTATCTCCAAACAGGCTGATACCAAAGAATTCATTCCAGCCTATATTCCGTTTAGAAACAGTCATCAATTTCCCATCATGCTCGACCGTGTCTCCCGGCTTTATTTGTGAGATGTGACACTCAACTATGCGCATATAGCCTCACCTCAATAAGTTGTTATCCCCACCAGGAACCCTTTTCATCTATCCATTCACACCATTGGGCAACCGTCCATTTAGATGAATCGGCATCAGGAACGCGGCATGAGTAAAGCCCCTCTCTGTAAAGTCGGCGCTTAGTTTTTTTCAGCATATTGCCCTCAATAAGTTGTCATTAACGCGAAATGCTTTGGCGCTGGCTCCCCACAATGAAGCAGGGAAGGCCGTCGTCGCCTTGGTGAGCCATTACCTCACCAACTAGCTGATAACCGTCTGCCAGCCCAAAGCACTTCGCCACACTCTCGCAGTGGCCGCGCTCATGCCCTTGAGTACCTGTCGCTCATCGCCGCTCATAACCGGTGCGCGTCTGGCGTTCGCGCTGCTTTACCGGCATACCCTTTTCCTCTATTAACCCTGACCAGCGGTATGTCGCAGTTCGGACCTGCGTCTGGCTCTCTCACGGAGACTCGGGGCCGCATCATTACTGCGGCTTGGAAGTGCGGCCTGTCCGCTTTAGTGCTTCATTTGAGTTTCTCCTCTAATTTTCTTATTCAAATTTCAGCTGGTCACACCGGCTCTCCATTGCCCGTTACACCCCTCGCACTCCCCGTCACCTGCTGAAATTCAAGTGGCGGCTCTAAGCGGTCCTCTAACTCCACTTCGCCGCTGGCTAACTTCGCTCAGCTATCGATGTCTCGTTTCGATGAACCAACAATAGCTAAAGCGATTATTTGAGTCAATCGCCAAAACGATATTTATCATCGATAAAGCGATAATTCATTGAATGTTAAAGCGATATTTTTTTATTTTCTGAAGAAAAAAGTGATAAGGATTTGGTTTTTAGAAGGGGTGAGAAAGAGAGGATGGATCTGCGGACAATAAAAAACCCGCCGGAGCGGGTTATGCGAATCGTTTATAGTCGACAGACTGTCTGAGTAGTACCTTTGCCATGACGTAGAACGCGTCCTCGTCCTCTGGCTCAACGTACCACTTCTCGTAAATCGGGTTGTCGGATATTACTGCCAGGCGGTCACGCTGCATCTGAAGACGCTTAACATGGAGGGTTTTGCCGAAGACAAAGACATAAACCCCGTCACCGTCAAAATGTGTAACGCCGGTATCAACGAAGATCTGATCGCCTGGCGAAATCGTCCCATCCATACTGTCGCCATTGACGGTAATGACTTTAACGTGGGTAGCTGGCCGGTTGCCAAATAAAGCGCGCGCCTGTTCAGTTGTGTATTCGATGGCACGAATAGTTTCAATGAAATCGCTGGTTACCAGTGTGCCTGGCCCAGCACTGGCTTTAACGTCGAGTACATCCACGCGATAAATCCCATTCAGTGAAGGCTTAACCTGGTATAGCGCAGTTGGCTCACGGGCGCCACCGGCAGCCATTTCCCCCTCACCAGTAGAAAGCCATTCAGGGCGAACGCCAAGCACAGAGGCAATCTCAACTGTTTTTCGAGAGCCTTTAGCATTCTTGAGTAACTTATTAACGCTGGACTGAGCCATGTCGACCTCTTTAGCTAATCGACCCTGTGTATATCCAGCGCTTTCCATTGCCTGCGCTAAGCGCTCCGAGAATCCCATATTCACCTCTGTTAATGACTCCTTTAACTCTATCGCTCAAGCGATTATTTAGCAAAAAATCGCCTATGCGATTGACATTCGCTAAAGTGATAACCATAATCGCTTTAAACTGATAGCTGAGGTGATTATGAAGACCCCAACAGTAGAGAAGAACTCCGCAGTAGAGAAAGCGATCGCCATCGCTGGCAGCCAGAAAGAACTGGCAAAACGTTGCGGCAAAGCTCAGTCCACTATCTGCGACTGGCTTAACGGAAAGAAACGCATCTCCCCAGTTCACGTTCCTGAACTGGTGAAAGCGGTTGGTGGTGAAATCCAGGCTCATGAATTCCGCCCGGATCTGCCGTCCATCTTTCCACACCCTGACAACCATGCCGCTTAACGGCGGCCTTAACAACGAAAGGGAAAGCAATGCATTCACTTGCGTATCAACAAGGTAACAAATTTTCGCCAACGGCGATGATTTACCAGAATCGCCGGGAGCCTGATTCCGCGGCGTTAAACATCGATGGGATCCGCGCAGCTGTTCGCGCCTGGGCAGCTGATTGCCGCAGCCGTGAATTTGTTGCGGCGCTGATTGTGGAAGAGTGGCGGGCTACCGGCGGCACCGGTCTGGATATCCCGACCGACTCTCACCGCCAGATGCAGAAGGTATTCCGCTGGATCGATGGCGACACCGAATACGCCGCCAACAACATTCGCCAGCTGGCCCCGGCAATCATGTCCGTCCTGCCGCTGGAGTACCGCAACCGCCTGGCACCCCAGAATGACACGATGTCGCTGATAGCCTCTGCGATGAAAGAGTGTGCCGAGGCTAAACAGGCCGTTCTGCTGGACGCTCCAGAGCATCAGAAGCTGAAAGAGGTAAGCGAAGGTATAGCGTCGCTGTTCCGCCTCATGCCGGAGCAGGTAGGGCCGTTGATGACGATGGTGACGTCGATGCTGGGGGTTATGTGAGAGGCACCAGAAAAGAAAAAGCCCTTGAAGCGGTCACTTCAAAGGCCTTCCAAACACTGTGTTACGCCAAGTAACGGGATTAATTATGGCAGGACAAACAAAGCAAGTAAACACCGAGCTAAGGGCTGGTGACAGGTTCGAAACTGCATACCCATTTATCTATGTGTGCACAGATTACCAGTCATACGACGGCAACGTGCATACCGATGAGCGTTGGATTGGCGGTTGCCACAAAAATTATGAGCCCGCTGACTGTGGGTATGGTGATCAGTGCTTTTACACCGCTGATGCTGAAGGAAAGCGAATTCTTGAGGTTTTGGCTGTCGTGGAAATGCCAGGTAATTGGCAGAGAAGAATTATTTACGCCTGTCATCTCATAGAACCTGAAGGTAAGGAGAGGAAAGGCAGAAAGGCTTACACAGTAACTGAATCCAGATTCTTAAAAATGGCTTCTGGTTATTTTGCAGATTACGAATTGGAGGATGCCTAATGGCTCGCTCAAGAAACATTAAGCCAGGCTTTTTCACAAATGACGAGCTTGCAGAATGCCAGCCACTGGCGCGCATCCTCTTCGCTGGCTTGTGGACTATCGCCGATAAAGAGGGGCGCCTGGATGACCGCCCTAAGAAAATTAAAGCCATGGTGCTGCCTTTTGATGATGTCGATTGTGACGCTTTGTTGCAGCAGCTGCATCAGCACAAATTCATCAACCGTTACCAGGTAAAAGGCGATTCCTACATTCAAGTTTCTAACTGGAAAAAGCATCAGAACCCGCACTGCAAAGAAGCGGCAAGTGAGATACCAGAACCATCTCAGAACCAAAATGGCACCGAACAAGAACAGTGCAATTCAGATGCAAAAGAGGAAAAGGAAGAAGAGGGAAAGCCTCAAGTAATTGAAAATAATGAAGCACAAGAAAAGCACGGTGCTAGTAAGGTGCAAGAACAGGTTAAGAACAGTTTAAATCCTGCTGATTCCCTTAACCTGATTCCTGATTCCCCTATCCCTGATCCGGATTCCTTGGTTAACACCCAAGCCGCTGACGCGTCTTGCGAAGAGGCCAATGCAGATATTCATGAAATATCGAGTCGGTACGCATTCGAGGGCCAGATCGTACGGCTGAACCACAAGGACTACCAGGCATGGTTAAGCCTGTACCCGCTGATAGACCTGAATTACGAGCTTCAGAAGCTGGATATCGAGTTCACTCATGAGAAGCCAAAAAATTGGTTTATCACTGCCAGCCAGAAGCTGAGTTATCAGAACAAGCAAGCGGCAGTGCGCTGCAAACCAGCCGCTAAGCCGGATCTGGACTTCAACAACACCGACTGGGCTTATGGGGTGATTCGATGAAATCTCTTGCAGAGCAGATGCGTAACCACGACCGCGAGCAGATGAGCCGCATGGCCCATAACCTGCCAGAGCAGTACCAGGAGCGTGCGCCGGTCGAACAAGTGGCGCAGGTATTCAACAAGCTGTTCAACGAGCTGCGCGCCGCTTTCCCGGCCAGTATGGCAAACTTCCGCACCCAGGATGACCTGAACGAATTCCGCCGTCAGTGGCTGCTGGCGTTTCAGGAGAACGGGATCCACACCATGGCTCAGGTCGATGCCGGCATGCGTGTAGCTCGCCGCCAGGAGCGTCCATTCCTGCCGTCTCCGGGCCAGTTCGTCGCCTGGTGCAAACAGAGCGGCGGCGCGCTGGGTATCACCGTTGACCAGGTGATCACCGAATACTGGGACTGGCGTAATCGTTCGTTCGAATTCACCTCTAGCGAGCAATTTCCCTGGTCTCAGCCGGTCATGTACCACATCTGCGTAGAACTGCGCCACCGCAGCACAGAGCGACAGTTAACTCATGGTGAGCTGGCGCGCGAAGCGGGCGATCTGCTGGACATGTGGGAGAAGCGCGTCACCGAGGGTAAACCAGTGCCGCCGGTACGCCGGGCGATTGCAGCACCGGCTGCCGAGCATGGCCCGACGCCGATCCAGCTGCTGCTGGCGAAGTACAACCGCAACAAGTCGAACGGGATGGTGTGACATGACCATAACAATCCGTGAGCAGGTGCTGGCAGCCCTGCGTAATAACCCGGGCCTGAACAGCGTCAAACTGGCAGGACTTATCGGTATGGACACCAAAAAGATATCCGGGACGGTGAGCACGTTGCTGGCCGACGGCCTGATCAGCTGTGAAGGTAAATACGGCCAGCGCCTTTACAGCCTGACCAGCTACGGCATGCGCTTCGCCCCTGACACGATACCGGGCGTTAAGCAGGGTAAGTCGAAGTTAATTCAGCGGACGGACACAAACGTGATCTGCCAGGAGTGCCGCAACAGCGCGGCAATGAAGCGAGTATTGATGGTTTGGGGGAGGGTAGGGGTATGAGCGTGAAACGTTATGAGTGGGTGTCCTGTGATGAGCATTCGTGCCATTGCGACGTGGTAGAGAGTGTCGAGGGCGATATGGTGGATTACGAAGACTACGCCGCACTTGAAGCCAGATGCGCGGCTCTGGCTGCGGAGAATGCGGGGCTGAAAGAATATCTGGCCCCAGTAGGGCTAGCGGTAGAGGCAACCCCAGCAACCGACGCTTTCCTGGCTGAAGTGCGGGCGCAGGGTGTGGAGATGTTTGCCGCACATAAGCGAGAACGACAGCAGGCTCTGCGTAGCCGAAGCATGAGG